GCCCCCGTGCGTCAATGCGGATTCATCCCCACGCTGAGATGTGCCACTGCTCACGCCTCATTTCTCGCTTGAGGAGCTGACCTTCAGCTCCACGGCGCAGCGTTATGCGCTGGACAATACGCCGGGCGATCTTGAGGTGGCAAACCTCACGCGCCTGTGTGAGACGCTGCTCGAACCTGCCCGCGATCTGCTGGGCGGCGTGGCGTTTCATGTGGACTCTGGGTTCCGGTGCCGGGAGCTAAATGCCCTGGTGCGCGGTGTGCCCACGAGCGCTCATCTGGACGGGCGCGCGGCGGACATCATCCCCGAGGGCCTGGATCTCGAGGCATGCTTCGACGAGCTGCGCAAGTCAGACCTGCCCTACGATCAGATCATCTTCGAGTGCGCGGCGTGGATTCACCTGGCCGTGGCACCCGAAAATGAGCGTCCGCGGCGCGAGGCGCTGACGGCCATCCGTGATGCTGCCGGGCGCTTCAGCTATCAGGTGGTGACGGCATGAGGACCATCATGCGGCACCTTCGCGACTGGTGGCCCGTGGTCATTCTCGCGGTCGCCTGCATGTGCATCATGCTCGGCCTCACCTGGGACGAAGTCGGGGGCGGCCGATGACGGGCTGGCTGAAGGCCTTCCTGGACTCGACCGATCCCACGGCGAGCCTCCGGCATGCGGCCTATGCGCTTGTGGTCGGCTGCGGCTGCGGATGGCTCACCTGGTGGATGTTCAGGCCTGGGCCTGATGCCAACTGGGTCGCGGCCTTCGCCGCGCTGCTGGCCGCTGTCACGACCGGCAAGGTCATGGGCGCGAAGAAGCAGACGCCGGGCGGGGGCGAGGCATGACCCGCTGGCAGGTCTACCTCGTGCTCGCCCTGGGCATCTTCGCCCTAGGCCTTGGCGCAGGCCTCAGCTGGGGCGCGCATCGCGTTGCTGGCGAGGCGCAGGCCGCCCAGGCGCAAAGCGATCAACACGCGGGCGCGGCGCAGGCCCATGCGGCCCAAGCCCAGGCCCTCACGACACAGGGAGCGGTAGCGGACGCGTCCGAAGTCAACGCGGAGGCGTCTGTCGCCACCGCCAAGCGGGACCTGGACGCCGCCCGCGCTCGCCTGGAAACGGTCCCGCTTACATCGGCGTCAGCGTCCGGAAGCGCGCTGCCGCCAGTCCCAGCTCTGCCCAGTGCGGCTCCAGATCTGGGACTCATCATCGCCAAGCAAGACGCCGTGATCGTGGCCCAGGATCACCAGATCACGGCGCTCAAGCTCCAGGTCTCGATCGCCAAAGCTGAGGCTGCCCAGTGGCATGCGGCCTATGACGAGAGCCAGAAGGCCCTCGCGCTGGAGCGCATCTCGAAGGACGCCGTGATCCGCTCCGAGACGCGGCGCGGCTGGCTGCACACCCTGGGCGGCGTCGCCATCGGGGCACTGGCCGGGAGGCTGAGCCGATGAACTGGGCCCCTGGAAATGGATCACACAAAACCTACAAGCGTGCAGACGGAGAGCATGTGGACGAGCGGCGACTCGGATTTGCTGGGCTCATGGACCACTTGATCCCCTACCTCATCATCGCGCTGCTGGGGTGGCTCTGCGTCTCGACCATGGACCTCAAGAGCTCCATGGCGACCGTGCTGGAGCGCACCACCAGCCAGGGCTCGCGCATGGATCGGCTCGAATCCACCATGCAGAGCCTGAGCATCAGCCAGGCTGAGCTTCAGCGCCAGTTCGAGGAGAGGCCCTGATGCCTACCGGCGGCGTGGTGACTCCGATCCCCGCGGGCGTGGTAGCCCGGGCGAGCGGAGCGCTGCGCTATGTGCTGACGGGCGACGCATCCAACTGGTTCGGCCCGCTGACGCCGCTTCAGCCCATGGCGCCTCCGGATGTTGAGGGCCGCCAGTGGGACTACCCGACCGGATGGAACATCCAGCAGAACAACAAGCTGGCCGACTCGGGCGTGTCCTTTTCGGACCTTCGCAACCTCGCAGACAACTACGACCTGCTGCGTCTCGTGATTGAGACGCGCAAGGACCAGCTCGCCAAGCTGCCCTGGACGATCCGCAAGAAAATGCCCCGCAGCGCCTCGAAGAAGCAAGCGAGCGCGGCCAACGATGCGATCTCGGACAAGCTGGAGGCGTTCTTTCAAGCGCCCGATCGCGTCAATGGCTTCGCCTCTTGGATGCGGATCATCCTGGAGGACATGTTCGTGCTGGACCAGCCGTGTCTGTATGTGCGGCGGACCAAGGGCGGAGATCTCTTCGCGCTCGAGCCGGTCGACGGCGCCACAATCAACCCGATCCTGGGGGCTGATGGTCGCACGCCGCTGGAGGGCGTGGCCTACCAGCAGCGCCTCAAGGGCGTCCCCGCGGTGAACTACAGCCGCGACGAGCTCATCGTCCATCCACGAAATCCCCGCGCGCACAAAGCCTTCGGCCTGAGCCAGACCGAGCAGATCATCGTCACCGTGAACATTGCCATCCGGCGTCAGGTCCATCAGCTCCAGTACTACACCGATGGCAGCGCGCCGGACCTGCTGCTGATGGCGCCCGAGAGCTGGAACCCTGACCAAATCAAGAAGTATCAGGAGTACTTCGACGGACTACTGAGCGGCAACACCGCGCAGCGCCGCCGTGCGCGCTGGATCCCGGGTGGCGTCAAGCCCTTCGACCTCAAGGAGGCCGCGCTCAAGGACGAGTACGACGAATGGTTGGCCCGCGTGGTCTGCTACTGCTTCAGCGTGCCTCCCACGCCGTTTGTGAAGCAGATGAACCGCGCCACGGCAGAGAGCGCCCACCAGCAGGCGATCCAGGAAGGCCTGGTGCCGCTTCAACTGTGGTTCAAGTCCCTCATGGATCGGATCATCTCTCAAGTCATCGGCGAGCCGAACTACGAGTTTGTCTGGATCGACGATCGGGACAATGATCCGCTGGTGCAGGCGCAGACGGATCAGATCTACATCCAGAGCGGTGTGCTGCTGCCGGATGAGGTCCGCGCTGACATGGGTCGCGACCCGCTGCCAGAGAAGCCTGAGCCGGATTCCGTGCCACAGCCTCCTGGTGACGGCCCTGTGCCGCCTATCGAGCCTGAGCCCCCTGCCGCGAAGCTCGCCAAGCGAGCCATCAAACCCATCGACCGCAAGCGTCCAGCCATGACCAGGGCTGTGAAGAAGCTCGCGCCCAAGATCGCCAAGCTCTTCCGCGCCCAGGCCGCGAGCCTGGCGAATCAAATCGCGGCGAAGCTCGGCAAGGCTGACGAAATCAGCCAGGACCAGGTGGACGCCATCCTGGCCGGGCTTGACACGGGCGGATGGGGCGCGCTGTCGGATGCGATGCAGTCCCAGCTTGAGGCCATGGTCAAGGACGGTGGCATCGAGGCCTTGATCCAGATCGGGATCGATCCGACCGAGGCCGCGAATATCGCCATCGTCAATCAGGTGAACAACCAGGCCGTGGACTTCGCGAAGTCTCAGGCTGCCGACCTGGTGAAGGGCGTGGACGCTACGACCATCGAGCGGCTTCGTGGCGACATCGCGGAGGCCATTGAAGGTGGTCTCAGCACGGCCGAACTTGCCGATGCTCTTGAGGCGAGCTATGCGTTCAGTCCGCAGCGGGCGGAGATGATCGCGCGGACCGAACTGGCGCGGGCCGATGTGGGCGGGAACATGATCGCCTATCGGGCTTCGGGCCGCGTGTCGAAGAAGGAATGGGTCCTGGGATCCGAGCACGGCATCGACGACGAATGCAACGAAAACGAGGATCAGGGCGAGATCCCCTTGGACGAGCAATTCAGCAGCGGAGACGACGCGCCGCCTGCCCATCCGGGCTGTGTGTTAGGTGGAACGGTGGTATCTGCCGCTGGCGTCTCTCACCACTTCAAACGCTGGTTTAAGGGGCAAGTGATTCGCCTGGTCATCGAGGGCGGTCACGAGGTCACCGTTACTCCAAACCACCCGATATTGACGATGCGCGGATGGGTTGCTGCTTCTGAGCTCCATCAAGGCGATGAGGTGATCAAGTGCGAGGCGCCAGGGGCGCTCGTGGCGGCCATTGACCCAGACGATCATCACATCGAGACCGCTATTGAGCAGGTATCGGACGCGCTTTTGATGACGGGCGGCATGGCGGCCGCTCCCATGCCATCCGCCGCCGAAGATTTCCACGGCGACGGAACGATTGACGAGAATGTCTACATTGTATGGGCCAACGGCGTGTTGGGGAATGCAATGCCCTCCGGCGCGGCGGATCAAATCCATAAACTCGATCTCAAGCCAGGATTGATTGGAGATGCGCTCCGCTCTGGAGAGCGCGTTCTTGATCCGCATGGACTCCGGCTGGCAGTTGCCTCTGACAGCGTTGTGGGCGGCCTCAGCGCGTCGCCCTCTTTCGGCGGGACCAGCGCGGACCGCCTCAACATGGCGGGCAACGCTTTGGCTGCGAACTCCAACTCCGGTGCGGCGCAGGACATTTCGGATTGTGAGGCTGTGACACCCGTATCGTCTTGCGATTTCCGTCGAGGACTCGCCACCAGCGTAAGCGGCGATGATGCGCGGGATCTCGGCATCATCGAACCCTCTAGCAATAGCCTTGGCCTGCCTGCCGCCGCGGATGGTGATCCCCTTTTCAGTCAGCAAGCGAACGATGACCTTTTGGGTGGCACCAATCTCCTTGGCGAGCTTGGATGCCGGTTCCCCGGCCAAGTAGCGGCGGCAAAGATCGTTGAGATTTTCGGGGAAGATTTTTCTGGTCATGTCTACAACCTGTCCACAAAAGATGGATGGTTTATTGCTAATTCCATCATAACACACAACTGTGAGTGCGATGTGCTCCCAGTTCTAAACGAAGAAAGTGACGACGAGGAGCAAGCATGAGCATGCAGATTTTCATCCCCTTGATGAAGGTCGATGAGGCGCGCCGCGAGGTGTGGGGCCGCGCGACACAGGAAGTCGTGGACAAATCTGGCGAGATCTTAGACTACGAGTCCAGCAAGCCCTACTTCAAGGCCTGGTCCGATGAGATCGCCAAGGCCACGGACGGCAAAAGCCTGGGCAACATCCGGGCGATGCACGGCAAGGTCGCCGCCGGGAAGGTCATTCACATCGACTTCAACGATGCCGAAAAGGCTATCGACCTGGGCACCAAGATTGTTGATGATCAGGAGTGGCAGAAGGTGTTGGAAGGCGTCTACACCGGCTTCAGCATCGGCGGCTCGTATGTGAAGAAGTGGAAGGATGGCGACGCCATGCGCTTCACGGCGAGCCCCTCTGAGACCTCCCTCGTGGACAATCCGTGCGTGCCCACTGCCAAGTTCTTCGAAGTCCTCAAGGCGGACGGCGCGCTCGCCAAGGTCGCCTTCAGGGAGCCTGTGGACGGCGCGGTTGAGAAGGGCCTGTACCAGGTGGGCTGGGCAGCGGACTTGCTCGCCAGCGTCAACGCGCTCCAGGAGTGCATCTCCACGGAGAGCGCGGTCGAGGGTGATGGCAGCGCGGTCCCGGCGAAGCTCAAGGCGGTGGTTTCGGCCTTCGCCGCGGCGCTCGTGACGCTGGTCCAGGAAGAGGCCTCCGAGCTGATGCAGGGCGAAGATATCGATGTGCTGCCTGACGGCTCGCTGGCCATGGCCTCCAAGTCGCCGCTGCGCAAGATCGGCGCTCGAAACTCGAAGGCCGACAAGGAGCACCTGCAAGCCATCCATGATCACGCCACGGCGATGGGCGCGGACTGTCCCGCTGGCGGCGATGCTTCAGAGAAGCTGGCCAAGGCCGCTGAAGCCGAGGCCCTGGTGAAGGCCGCCCTGGACGCGGCGCTGGCCAAGGTGGCGGCCGCCGAAGCTGAGACGGCCCTGGCCAAGGCGGAGGCCGAGAAGCTCGCCAAGAGGGTCGCCGAGCTGGAAGCACAGCCGGAAGCGCCCAAGGGGGCCCTCAAGGTCGTGGATAAGGCAGCCGACACAACGCTGGCCGCCGAGACCGCGAAGGAGGAGGAGATCCGCAAGGCCGCGGAATCCGGAGATCCGCTCGCCCTCATGAAAGTGACGCTGAAGCACGGCGGCCAACCCATCCGCTGACCGTTTTACCCGGCGCCTCGCGGGGCTTCCGGCATCTCTGACAACCCCTTTTCCTCAACCTCCCTTGCGGCCTTCAAAGCCGCCCCCCGGAGACCATCATGTCAACCTCTGACACCATCCAGCTCCTCAAGGCTGCTCTCGCCAAGAGCGACGACAATCTCGCCAAGGCGATCAGCACCGCATCCAACCTCATCGCCTACGACCTCCAGGCGCCCGCGAAAAACCTCTACCCGGTCCTGACGCCGCTGCGCAACATCCTGCCCCGCGTCGCTGGCAAGGGTGGCGTCGCTACGCGCTGGAGGCAGATCACCGCGCTCACCGGCTCCGGCTACGACGCGATGCCCTGGGTGCCTGAAGGCCAGCGCGCGGGCCAGATGAACTACTCCGCCGTGGACAAGGCAGCCAGTTACATCACGATCGGCGAAGAGACCCAGGCCACCTACGAGGCGATCAGCGCAGCCGAGGGCTTCGAGGATTTGGAGGCGACCAACAGCCTCCGCCTCCTCCAGAAGATGATGATCAAGGAGGAGCACGCCCTGCTGGGCGGCAATACCTCGATTGCCCTGGGTGTGACGCCCACGCCCACCCTGACCGCCACGGGCTCTGGCGCGACCCTTCCCGCCGCCACCTACAGCGTGATCTGCGTCGCGCTGACCTATGAGGGGCTGAAGAACTCCAGCCTCTCCGGCGGCGTCTCCACCTCTCAGGTGGTGACCGGCGCGGATGGCAAGACCTTCACGCTCTCCGGCGGATCCGCCAACAAGAGCGCCAACGCCACCCAGGCCGTCACGCTCGGCCAGACGCTCACTGCCACGGTGGCGCCTGTTCAGGGCGCTCTGGGCTATGCCTGGTATGTGGGCACGGCCGGCTCCGAGAAGCTGGAAGCCATCACGACGGTCAACACGGTCGCGTTCAGCGCTCCGCTGGCTGGCATCTACCAGGCCGCCACCGCGATCACCGCGGACAACAGCCGCAACACTCAGTACGCCTGCGATGGCCTGCTGACCTTCGCGCAGAACGCCGCCAATGGCGCCTACTACAAGGCCTTCGCCACCGGCGCCAAGCTCACCGCGTCCGGCAAGGGCTCCGTGGTCGAGATCGACACCATGCTTCAGGCCCTGTGGGACCTGTACCAGGTGAGCCCGACGCACCTCTTTGTCAATAGCCAGCAGCTCAACGACATCACGACGAAGTGCCTCAGCTCCGGCACCTATCCGCTGCTCTACTACCGTGGCGATTCGATGGGCAACGACTCCAGCGGCAAGGGCGGCTACAGCCTCTCGGCCAACGGCGCGATCCGGTGGTATTACAACCCCTTCGGCAACACGGGCCAGGGCTCGGCCATCCAGATCATCATCCACCCCACGCTGCCCGCCGGGACGATCCTCGCCCACTGCGCTGAGCTGCCCATGCAGTACCAGAGCGATCAGGTCCCGAATGTGGCCGAGGTCCACACGCGCAAGGACTACTACCAGATCGACTGGCCCTTGGTCACCCGCGCGCGCCAGAAGGGCGTCTACGCCGAGGAAGTCCTCGCCTGCTACGCGCCGTTTGCTTTGGGCGTGATGACCAACATCACCCCCGGTTGATCCATATACCGCCGCCCTGGGCTTCGGCTCGGGGCGGCGCCCCCTTTCGGGAGACACGATGGCAGACCTGACCACGCTGAGCGCAGTCAAAGCCTGGCTGAAGCTCACCGCCACCACCGACGATGCGCTGCTCAGCGGCCTCGTCTCATCGGTGTCTGCGTGGATCCAGGACTATTTGAACCGGACCATCGCCTCCACATCCTACTCCGAGACCTACCACGGCACGGGCAGCGATCGCATCATGCTCGCCAACTACCCCGTGACGGCCGTCGCATCGGTGACAGTGAACGGCCAGACCGTGCAGCCGAGCACTGGCTATGGTGTCGTGGGCTACGCCTTCGACGCGGGCTCGATCGCCTACATCGGCGGATGCTTCCCGGAGGGCTTCGCCAATGTGAGCGTCTCCTACACGGCGGGCTACGCGGCTGTCCCCGCGGACCTGGCGCAGGCCTGTGTGGAGCTGGTCGCCTTCCGCTACCGCGAGCGCGATCGGATCGGACAGACCGGCACCGGCATGGGCCCCGAGCACACCAGTTACTCCATGGCCGACATGCCCGCGGCGGTGAAGACGGTCCTGGATCAATACCGGAAGGTGGTGCCGACATGATCCAGATCCATGTGGCAGGCGTCCCCAAGGTGACTGAGCAGCTGCGGGCCATCGGTCCCACGGCCAAGGCCCGCGTGAAGGCCGCCATCCAAGACGAGGCCATCAAAGTTCTTCGTCTGGCCAAGGAGAAAGTTTCTGGCCCCGTCTTGAAGAACCGCACCGGCACACTTCGCCGGAAAATCAACCAGCGCGTCATGGATGCCGGGAACAGCATCACGGCGTCCGTGGGGCTGAGCCTGGCCTACGCGGCTGCGCACGAGTACGGGTTCGAGGGGACGGTGAATGTGAAGGAGCACCTTCGCATGATGAAGGTGGCCTTCGGTCGGCCGGTGAAGGACCCGCACCAGATTACGGTCCACGCTCACCCCATGAAGATGAACCTGCCGGAGCGCTCGTTTCTTCGGTCCAGCCTGGCGGAGTGTGAGCCGTCCATCGTGGCCGCGCTTCGTGCTGCGACCGGGAGTCTCTGATGCTGCTAGAACCGATCTATGCCGCCTTTGCCGCCAAGCTCGCCAGCGCGGCTGGGTTCGCCAACTCGAACATTCGCCGCCCGCTCCCGCCCGCATCGGTGAACTCGGGGCAGTTCCCCGCCGTGTTCATGGAGCAGGGTAACGCTATCGTCACGAGCGATTTCTCTGGCGTGGGCGCGAAGTGGGTGCTGCCGGTCGATGTGCTGATTTACGACCAGCAAGGCTCAGACCCCAACGCGATCCCGGCATCAGCGCTGAACACACTCGTGGATGCTGTGCGCACTGCCCTGGCCCCGGACTTCACCGGCAAGCAGACGCTGGGTGGCCTCGCGCTGAACTGCGTGGTTACCGGGAATGTCGAGTTCATGGAAGCCAAGCAGGGCCAGATCAGTGTGGCCATCATCCCGTTTCACATCCTTGTCGCTGACACCAACTAGGAGGCTCACATGCCCAACGAAAAAGACGATCTTCAATCCACTGCCGAGGTCGAGGCCTCGAACTTCCTCTCGGCTCCTGTCGAGGTCATGGCCCCGGTGCAGTCCGAGCCTGTTGCCGCCGTGCCCAGCGAGAACTGGGAAGACGAGATCGAAACCTGGTTCGCCCGGCACTTCCACGGTCTTGGCATGACGCTCTCAACCGAAGCCTACAACATCTGCGTCGCCGCCAAGCAAGACCTTAAGGCCTTCCTCGGCAACTTCCACAAGCACCCGAAGGCCTAGCACCCGCTCTTTGACGCTCGACCCCTAAAACCTCCTTTGCCGGATAACCACCGGCCCTCCGGAGACCACCATGGCCCAGACGCCTACCCTTCAGCAGGCCAACTTCGGTGTTGGCTACCTCTTCGGCATCAACGCCGCGCTCGCCAACCCGACGCCCGTCCAGTTCGCCACGCTCCAGGACATCCAGCCCGACGCCTCCTTCGAAATCAAGGAGCTCTACGGGCAGTACACCTTCCCTGAGCTTATCGCCCGCGGCAAGGGCAAGCTCTCGCTGAAGGCGAAGACGGGCAGGATCTACAGCCAGATCCTGAATCAGCTCGTGCTGCCGGGCGCGACCTCCACGGCTGGCATCACCAGCATGAGCGCCAATGAGGCGGGCTCGATCCCCGGCTCGCCCTACCAGATCACGGTGGCCAATTCCGCCACCTGGACTCAGGATCTGGGCGTCGTGTTTACCAGCGGCGCGAAGGCGGGCCTCCAGCTCACGCGCGTCGCGTCGGCTCCCGCAACCGGGCAGTACAGTGTCGCCGCTGGCGTCTACACCTTCGCCTCGGCGGACACTGGCACGGGCGTGGCCATCAGCTACGCCTACACCGTGGCGGCGACGGGCATCACGAACAGCTACACCAACCAGCTCCTGGGCGCGGGCAGCACCGTTCAGCTGGTTGTCGGCAATTTCTACAATGGCAATTTCTTTGGCTTCAAGTTCTACGCGGCGATGTGCGACAAGCTCTCGTTCCCCATGAAGAACGACGACTTCACGCTGAACGACCTGGAGTTCAAGTGCTTCGCGGACTCCACTGGCCGCGTGTGGGATCAGTACACCCTTTCGTGATCGAAGCAGGGGTTGGGCGGTGATCCGCCTGACCCCTGGCTTTTCTCGCGCATCCTCTCTAGGAGTTACTCATGCCGAAAATTCCCGGCGCCACCATCGCCATCAATGGCAACGACTACACAGTGGCCGCCCTTACGCTCGACCAGATCAAGGCCTTGCGCCCGCAGCTGGAGAAACTGCGCGTCCTCGTTGGAGTCCCCGCGGACGACGACATCGCCGCCATCGTGGAGGTTGTCAGCGCGGCCCTCAGTAGGAACTACTCCGACGAGGAAGCGGCCAAGGCCTGCAGCGGACTCGACCTCGCCAATCTGCGCCCGGTGATCCAGGCGGTGATGGGCGTCTCGGGTCTGGTCGCGACGGGGGCTCCCACGGGGGAAGCCTAGGGCCCGCCGAGTCATTCGACTGGGACGGGCTCTACGCCTACCTCACCTGGGCCACCGGCTGGACCTGGTCCGAGGTAGGCGCACGGACGATCCCGGAGGTCATGGCGCTCAACGCCTTCTGGCGCAAGCACCCACCCCTCGCGCTCATGATCCAGACCATGGCGGGGATCAAAGGCGAAGAGGAGTCCGCTCCGAGCATCACTGATGGCCCCGCCATGAACCCCGAAGAGATGCACCGCGCCTTCACTGCAGCCCTTGAACGCACCCGGATCTAGCCTATGGCCGATGACAAGCGGATGGATGTAATCTTCGGGGCCAACCTCGGCGGCCTCACGGACGGCGCTGCGAAGGCTACGGGCATCGTCAAGGAGGCCACAGAGGCGATGACGGCCCAGTTCGAGGGCCTGGCCGCGGCTGCGGATTCCCTGATGGCGCCCTTCGCGGCGATCGGGGCACTGTTGGGTGGTGGTGCGCTCTTCAAGGACGCCATCGAGAAGACGGTGGACCTCGGCGTCGAGCTGGACCGCATGGGCAAGATCACCGGCATGAGCGCCGAGGAGCTGTCGCGGCTGAAGTACGCGGCCGATCTGACCCATGTGCCCTTTGAAGCCGTGGAGAAGGGTCTGTCGAAGCTGTCGAGATCCGCTTACGACGCCGCCAACGGGAGCAAGACCCAGGCTCAGGCGTTCAGGGAAATGGGCATCAGCGTGCTCGATTCGGCTGGCCATCTGCGGCCCACCCAGGACTTGCTCCTGGATGTGGCGGACGCCCTGAAGAGCATTCACAACCCCACCCAGCGCCAGGCGGAGGCCATGCTGCTGTTGGGACGCTCTGGCGCGCAGATGCTGCCGCTGCTGCTGGAGGGTGCGGAGGGCATCAAGAAGCTGGGCGAGGAGTCGGATAAGGCTGGCGCCACGATGAGCGGCAAGCAGGTGGATGCCGCGGTCGAATATGAGGACGCCATGAAACAGCTCCACGAGACCATCGACGGTCTCTGGAGGAGCATCGGCGCGGCAGTGGTGGGGCCTCTTACCGATCTGGCTCAGGCGCTTCAAACCCTTACCGTAGAGGCAAATCAAGCGTCGGCCAGCAGTTCGAATCTAGGTGATTCGCTTGAATGGATCGGCACGACCTTCAAGCTCATCAGCCAGGCCGTCCTTGACTTCGAAGGTGAGCTGGCTGAGGCCATGACAGAAATGGAGGGGCTTTGGCATGCGCTCGGGGTCGCCGTGACGACCTATGGGAAGGTCCAAGACCTGGCGCTGAACGGGCATCTGAGCGAAGCGGTGGCGGCCGCGAAGCAGGGATTCCAGGATCTCAGAGATGTGGGGATCGGTACTGCCACAGCCGTCGCGGCTGGCTGGGATGCGGTAAACGAGAAAATCCATCACCTCTACGATGGCAAGGCCCAGCAGTCCAGGGGTGAAGACGGCAAGAAGGGCGGCGACACCGATCTTTCTGGCGGCGGCAAGCAGCAATCTCGGCTTCAGCGGTGGCAGGCGCAGTGGGAGCGCATGAAGGCCATCGCCACGAGCGAGGGTGCTGCGCTCAAGGACATCGACTCGGACATGGAATACGCGTTCTGGGCATCGAAGCTCGCGATTGCCAGGAAGTACTCCGACGAATGGGTGAAGATCCAGCTCAAGCTGGCCGAGATCCAGCAGAAAACGGACAACGAGTCCGCCTCCGCCGCGAAGACCGCCGAGGCCGCCGAGAAGAAGCGCCAGGACGCTCAGAAGAAGGTCAATGAGCTGATTGTCGCTGACCAGATGGCCGCCTCGAAGCAGAGCATCGAGCTGGAGCGCATGAAGGTTGAGCAGCTCTATAGCCTGGGGCAGATCAACGCTGACCAGCGCTACAGCCAGATGCAGGCCCTCGACAAGAAAGAGCAGCAGCTGGAGATGGCGGAACTGCAAAGGAAACTGGCGCTCGCCAAAGGCGATGCGGTCCAGGAACAGACCGTCCTGAATCAGATCTCCGACATGAAGCGAGCCATGGAACTGAAGGCGGCGAAGGACGAAGACGCTGCGCTGAAGGCCTCGATCCAGCGCTACCAGCAGTGGGGCCAGCAGCTCGGCGGCATCTTCGCGCAGGTCGGGCACGCCATCCTGGAGCAGGGTCAGACGCCTCTCCAGGCGCTCGGTAATGCCGGGAAGTCTGTGTTCGGCCAGCTGATCGACATGGGTGCCCAGTGGGTCGCCAAGACCATCGAAAATGCCGTGATCGGCCAGGCGACGAACAAGGCCAGCGCCGTTTCTGAGATCACGGCCAATGCTGGCATCGCCGCAAGCGCCGGCATGGCCTCCGTGGCCGCCATCCCCGTCGTTGGCTGGGCCATGGCGCCTGGCGTCGGTGCATCCTTGCTGGCCCAAGGGCTGAGCTACCTAGCCTCTGCCAGCGCCTCGCAGGGCTTCGACATCCCCACCGGCCTCAACCCCATCACCCAGCTCCACCAGGAGGAGATGGTGCTGCCCGCGCACATCGCCAACCCCATGCGCAAGATGCTCAAGAGCAGTGGCGGTGCCGCCATTGACACGCGCGGGGGTGGCAACACCACGCTTCACATCCACGCGATGGACTCGCTGGATGTGGAGCGCACACTGCGCAGCCATCCCGCGGCCCTGGCGTCCGGCATCAAGTGGTCCGCCCGTAATGGGCATCTGCGTCGGGGCATGCGATGAGCAACGCCATCTTCCCCGCGCTGCCCGGCCTCATGTGGGATGTGAAGCGGCGCCCGCTCTTCCAGACGAAGGTGCAGCGTAGCGTCAGCGGCAAGGAGCTGCGGGCAGCTTTTTACAGTGCACCGCTCTGGGAGTATGACCTGTCTTACGAGTTCCTGAGAGATGGCGTTCAGGGCGAGCTTCAGACGCTGCAGGCCTTCTTCCTCCAGCGCCAGGGCAGCTTCGACAGCTTCTTGTGGGCGGACCCCAACGACAACGCGGTCACCGCGCACGGCTTCGGCGTGGGCGATGGCACGACCACAGCCTTCCAGCTCCAGCGGGCCTACCTCGGAACGAATCAGCAGGACTACTGGAGCGGGCTGAAGACTCAGCAGTTCACGAGTCCGCGGACGAACCTTGTGATCCAGTCCGGCGACTTCACGCAGGCCTCCTGGACCAAGACAAGCCTTACGGATAACGGCGCGGCGGTGGACCCGGCTGGGTCCCTCCAGGCCCGCGCCTACACGGCGACAGCTGGCGGCGCCACGATCACCCAGACCATTGCAGGTCTCACGGTCGGGAAGATTTACACCGTGTCCATCTACCTGCTCTGTGTGGCGGGAACCACGCTCAAGATCGGGACCACTGAGGGCGTGGGCTCTGCGGTGACGCTCACCAGCGCCTACCAGCGCGTCTCCCTGACCTTCACAGCGGCAGGAACCAGCACAGTCCTCACCATCGGCGCGGGGTCTTCCTGGACCAATGGCGTCGGGGTCCAGGTTGCCTTTGCCCAGGTTGAGCAAGCAGCATCTGCCACCCCCTATATCGGGACCGCCTCGGCTGCGGTGACTGTCACGCCGAACTACTGGCCGAAGACTGGCGATGGGTTCGAACCCATCTACAACCTCAACCCCGCCACGCCGCTCCAGATCTACATCAACGGCACACTTAAGACGCCAGGGACTGACTACACCGTGAGCAGCTCGGGCCTCGTCACCTTTGCCAGCCCCCCCGCGGTAGGCGCGGTTTTGACATGGACAGGCGCGTACTTCTGGCGCGTCCGCTTCGCAATGGATGCTGCCGACTTCAACAATTTCCAGCAGACGCTGTGGGACCTGAAGACCGTCAACCTCGTGAGCACCAAATGAAGACTGCATCGGGTGGCCTCATCGCGCTGTTGGGCTCCGGCAATGAGTTCTTCATGGCGGACCTGCTGACCATCACGCTGGTCACGGGCACCGTCCTGCGGTACACGAACGGCGACACAGACCTGGTCTCGGGCGGCAACACCTTCAGCAGCTCCGGGCTGATCTTTGAGCGCTCAAACATCAAGCTCACCACGGGCCTAACGGTAGACGCGATGACGCTCAAGCTCTTTGCGGACGCGAACTCGATGCTGTCCGGCATCCCGGCCATGCAGTTTATCCGCAACGGCGGCCTGGATGGCGCTCGCGTGGAGCTGGACAGGATCTTCATGCCGAGCTGGGGCGATACCAGCCTGGGGCCGCTCTGGATGTTCAGCGGCCGCGTCTCTGAAGTTCCTATGCTTTCGCGCTACGCCTGCGAGCTGAAGGTGGCCTCAGACCTGGAGCTGCTGGCAGTTCCGTTTCCGCGGAACCTCTACCAGCCCGGCTGCACCAACTCCCTCTATGACTCCGGCTGTGGCGTAGCAAGGGCCACCTACACCAGCAGCCTCACGGCTGCGTCTGGAAGCACTGTGAATCAGCTCAACTTCACCAGCGCTCAGGCCACTGGCTACTTCGACCTCGGCGTCGTCACCTTCACCGGCGGGCAAAATGCAGGCGCGTCTCGAACGGTGAAGGCCTACACCAACGGCTCGCCATCCAATTGCACCTTCGCGCTACCGCTCCCCTACGCTCCGCAGGCCGGGGACACCTTCACGATCTACCCCGGCTGCGACAAGACCTTCAGCGGAACGAATGGCTGTCCGAAGTTTTCCAACACGGCGCGGTATCGCGGCTTCCCCTTCATTCCCGTCCCCGAGACCACACGATGAGCCTCCACACCTGCTCCGTGGCAATCCAGCGCTCCCAGGTGGTCCGCGAGGCTCTGACCTGGCTCGGCACGCCCTACCACCACCACGGGCGCATCAAAGGCGCTGGCGTGGACTGCGCGATGCTACTGCTGGAGGTCTATCAGCGGGCCGGGCTGATTCCCGAGGGCTACGACCCCGGCATCTACGCGCCGGAGTGGCACCTGCATCGCTCAGAGGAGCTTTACCTCGCCGGTGTGGAGCGCTTTGCTACGCCGCTGCCGGAAGGCGCAGAACCTCAGCCCGGAGACATTGCGCTGTTTCGCTTTGGCCGGACGATTTCGCACGGGGCCATCGTCCTGGAATGGCCGGGGGTCATCCACTCGTATCGAGGCCAGGGCGTAGTCCTCGATGACGCTTCCAACGGCCCGCTTGCTGGGCGTCACAAAGGCTGCTGGACGCTCTGGCCGGAGGTGGGCTGATGGGCGGCGGTACGATCTCCAACACCCAGCAGAGGCTGGCCGGGATCTCGCTCCAGACGAGCGCCTATGGCGTGGCGATACCCGTCGTCTACGGCAAGACACGTGTTGCCGTCAATCTGATCTACCTCACCGACTTCACGGCGATCTCGCACACGAGCAGCCAGAGCGCAGGCGGGAAGGGCGGCGTCACCACCACGAACACTACCTACACCTACACCAGCGCGGTGGCGATGGGTGTCTGCGCGGGACCCGTAACCTCCTGGGGCACCAAGTGGGCCGACAAGCGCAAGACGGCGGGCCCCACCTGGCCAGGGTGGGCGCAGTTCTCGGGGGCCTATGGTCAGGCCGCCTGGAGCTACACCACCTCCAAGCACCCGACGGAGGCTGTCCCCTACTCAGGGCTGGCCTACATCGCACACCCGACCTATGACATGGGCAGCAGTGGGACACTGCGCAACACAGCCGTGGAGGTCACCGGGTTCGTTCCATTCAACCCGGGCACCATCGACGATGCGAACCTCGCCTCCGTGCTCTACCACATGTTCACGGACCCGTACGAGGGCGCGGGCTTCCCCACATCGGCGATGGGGGACTTTTCTTCTGCCTCTCCTGGCTACAAGTACAGCGCCGCGATGGGACTCTTTGTTGCTGCGGTCTTCGACCAGCAGCAGCCGTGCCGAGACCATGCGCAGGGCATGTTGGACTGCATGAACCAGGAAGTGGTATGGAGCGGCGGCCTGCTCAAGCTCATTCCGCGCGGGGATTCGACCGTTACGGCGAACGGCTACACCTTCGTGCCGAACACGACGCCGCTGTATGACCTCACCGATGACGATTTCCTGCCTTGGAGTGGTGGCACCTCTCTTCAGCCTGGGCAGGAGGCGGTAGATCCGGTCCAAGTCACTCGGACGCCCAATGCGGACGCGTCAAACCAGGTGCAGCTTGAGATCCTGGACCGCGCCAACGACTACAACACCAGCATCGTCGAGGCCAAGGACCAGGCTAACATCGACCTTTTCGGGCTTCGCACGGGGCAACCAATCCAAGCGCACTTTATACCGACCCAGGCGGAGGGGCGCGTGGCGGCGCAGCTCATCCTCCAGCGAAATGTCAACATCCGCAACAGCTACAAATTTCGGGTGGGGTGGAAGTACGCGCTCCTAGAGCCCATGGACCTCGTGACCCTCACGGACTCGGGCTTGGGTCTGAGCAAGACACCCGTGCGGATCATCGATATCGAAGAGGATGATGCCGGGGCCTTCACGGTCACAGCGGAGGAGTGGCCCTTGGGGACGGCGAGCGCGACGCTCTACAGCACCCAGAGCAGCTCCGGCTACACTCCCAACGCGGACGCCGATCCCGGCAACGCCAATACGCCCATCATCTTCGAGCCGCCGCTCTCCATGACCGGCGGACAGGAGATGATCTGGCTCGTCACCTCCGGAGGCGCGAACTGGGGCGGCGCGGATGTCTGGATGAGCCAGGACGGCACGACTTACACCCGCGCGGGCACGGTCCTGGCTGGCGGCCGCCATGGCGTGTCTACGAGCTCGATCTCGGCGCAGCCCGCAGGCGACGACACGACCAACACCCTCGGAGTGGACCTCACGGTGTCGGCAGGGACACTCACTTCTGCTAGCACCTCGGACTACAACGCGCTCGCCACGCTCTGCTATCTGGGCGGAGAGATCCTCGGCTATCAGACTGCCACGCTCACGGCGGCGAACAAATACAACCTCACCACACTCAAGCGCGGCCTGCACGGTACGATGCCGGGCAGCCATTCCAGCGGGGCCGCTTTCGCGCGGCTGGACCAGGCTGTCTTTCAGGTGGCCATCCCCGCGTCCATGGTGGGCAAGACTCTATCCTTCAAGTTTGTCAGCTTCAACACGCAGGGCGGCGGCATGCAGGACATCTCCACGCTCACCGCGTACACCTATACCGTGGTCGGGGCTGGCGCAGGCGCCATCGCGGCTCCGACGGGCGTGACGATCGCCGAGTCTCTCACCAAGCCCACCTGATGGAGGCCACATGATCCCAGCTGGAGATGGCAGCGGCGGCGGGGGCGGTGCAGATCGCACGGATACCTTCTGGATCGATGTCAACTGGTCGTGGACTGAGCCGCCGCCCACGGGGCTTGCGCAGTCCTTCGAGGTCGTGATCTTCACGGGCTCGGATCCTACCGACACCACGAAGTATGTGGAGACGCCAGCGGTGATCGGCATCGGATCGCGCCGCTATGTGACGAGCGCAGACATCGCCAAGGGCAAGGCGCTGCCCACATGGAACGCGGCCGTGCGCACCGTCTACCCCTGGGCCAAGAGCGCCTGGGCGATGGCTGCTGCCACCGTGACTCCCGCGGTGCCGAGCTATCCCACCACCACGGCCGACAACCTGATTCCGAACCCCACGAGCGAGATGGGCACCACTTGGCTAGGCTACGGCTCCGCCCTGGTGGTGAACGACGCGGGGAACAGTTACGCAGGGAACTGGTGCCGCAAGCTGAACACCAGCGCGACCAACGCGACGGCGCTCACGCCGCTTCTGCCCACCACCTATGGCGACTACTGGAGCTTCAGCGCCTGGGCCAAGGTATCTTCCGCCAGCGCTGCCGTTCAGATTTACCTTCAATTCACCAATGCGAGCGGTACGGTTCTGGGGACCGCCACCAGCTCTTCGACTTCATCGACGAGCTACGGTCTCGTCTCAGTTCAGGGCACCGTACCGTCGGGAGCCGTGGCCGTCCAGGCGTTCGTCAAGGCATCGACGACCGCCGCCGCAACCTTCGGCTACTTTGACAATCTCTCGCTGCGGCGCTCGGTGAAGTTCGGACACATGGAGCCAGACGCGGGGTTCCGCGCCATCAACGCGCTGAAGAACACCGGATCGACGACTGCGGACAGGACATGGTACGCCGGCAATTGCGATCCTGGCACGAAGGGCGGAGCGCCGAACATCAGCACTCTCACGGTCACGCGGCGGCGTTGGGACACCACGAATCACATTGGACGGATCGAACTGAAGCTCCAGCCCACCACGGCCAGCGACAACCTGGACGGGATGCGCCCGGCAACGGTCGTGTGGATGTCTCAGAGCAGTACTCCGGCGTCCACGGGCTCTATCACGGCAACGATGACCGGCACGGGGGGCTCTCGCACGATCACGCGCAACTCGGGCGGCAGCGGATCGTTCATTGCGGATGGGTTTGTCGGAGGAATGCTCGTCACGATGGCTGGATGGGCCAACTCTGGGAACAATGTGCAGGGCACGATCAGCTCCGTCACCGCAACGACGCTTTTGTTTGTGGCGTCGGGGCTCATCAATGAGTCGAGCCGCGCTGGCGTAACCCTCACGGCGAACCCCGCGCTTTCGGTGATCGAGACGACCCATCCGCCCATCCATGACAGGCTTTTTGCCAATGCGACAGACTCCAACTCCGCGAACGCCTCGGTCAACACCGCGGAACTGATCGATGCCGGTGTTGCGCAGCCCTACCTGGCCGTGACGGTCACGCTCTACAACGCCTTCGGCCCCAGCGACACTCACTGCTTCTACTCGGCGGCGGGAGGCGCAGACGGCGTGGCCCTGGTGGATAACGGCACGAGCTTCCCAGCGAGCTTCACCGGAGGCGTGGGCGGCGGTACGGGCGGCGGCGCGGGCGGCGGTGGCGGCTGCCCCGAGGTGAATGAGATGGTGGACCTGCCGGGCGGCCAGCAGAAGCGCGCGGGCGATCTGATGGCGGGTGACCTGGTCTACACCATGGACCCCAACACGGGAACCGTGGGCCAGTGGCCTGTGCTGGAGAGCACCCCTGAGGACACAGACAGACTCTGGGCCCTCACACTCGCAGACGGGCGCGTGCTAAAATTCAACGAACGGCACCGCTTCCGCCTGGCCTCTGGGGGATGGTGCGAGATCCAGGACCTTGAGCCCGGCATGGTCATCGGAGGCACAGCGCCTGCGGCCGTGGCCTCAGTGTCCTTCTTTGGGCCGGGCACGGTCCAGCGGATCACCGTGGACCAGGTCCACAGCTACCAGACCGGCGGCATCCTTTCCTCCAACATCAAGCCGACGCAGTAGTTCGATTTCTGTTCACCTGCGGCAAGCGATGGCAATATTCTCAACACTTACGGCAAGCGCTGGCTACTTCTGTCCCCGCAAGCGAAAACCCCAGGAAGCCGCGTGGTTCCTGGGGTTCGTGCTGGTAGCGGGGGCAGGATTTGAACCTGCGACCTTTGGGTTATGAGGACGAAGGGCTGTCGCACTCGCAGCCATGCTGGGCTTGGTCTTGAGCGCGGTGGTGATTTTCGGAAGTTCGGTTTCCGTTCAGGCCCCGAACACCCTGGCCTGGGCAGCGCGGAGGTCTTCCAGCCCGGCCTGGATGTAGCGCATGGTGGTCTTGATGTCCTTGTGCCGGAGCATGCGCTGGATCACCTTGGCGTCCACCCCGCCACGGGCCAGCAGTGTGGCGCAGGTGTTCCGCAGGCGGTGTGGGCTCAGGCCTGGCAGGCCAATAGCTGCCCCGGCGCGGGCCACGGCCTTCTTGGCGTAGCCTGGGCGGTGCGGCGCGCCGTCCTGAGCGGGGATGACATAGGGTCCCAGCGTCCGGGCCCGGAGCAGCCAGCCCTGGAGGTCGGACGGCACCGGGAGCGGCTCGGATTCTCTGCCCTTGGTGAGGCCCGGCGTGTAGATCGTGTGGTCGTGGCTGAACCACGCCCAGCGCATGCCGTAGGCCTCGGACTCCCGCAGGCCCAGGTAGAGCATCGCCCGGACGGCAATGGAGACATGGACATTGCCTGTCCGGTCGATCTCAGCCAGGAACGCGGGGATCTGCTCCAGCGGCACCCATTGGCGGACGGGGGCCTGCGAGCGCAGCGCCTTGAGCTCGAACGGCGCGCGCTGGAGCATCCCATGCCTCACAAGGTGCGCCATGACCGCCCGGAGGTAGCCCATGAGCGTGTTGGCGCCTGGGATGGAGTGTGGCCGCGCTCGCCTGGGGCGCTTGTTGGCCGCGATCTGGGCGGCCTGGTGATCGTTGGCGCGGGAGACGCCTTCCAGGTAGCGGGTGCGGACCAGCTCCGCCACACCGTTGTCCACGGCGTCAGCCCGGAGCTGCCCGCAGACCGGCAGGATGTAGAGCCGGAAGGCGGATTCGGCCCGGGCCATGTGGGCGGCGCTGAGCTTGCCGGTCCAGGTGTCCCGCCAGTGCTCATAGGCGCGCTGGACAGACGGAGGTTCAACCACGCCGACCTCACCCAGGGCCAACTTCGCCTTGAAGCGGTCCAGCCACTGGAGCGCGTCTGCCTTCCGCTCGCACTTGGTCGAGCCCTGGTAGAGCGTGCCACGGTGATGGAAGCGGTAGCGCCAGAACTTCCCGGGCTTGGCGAGTCCGTTGGTGAAGGGCATGGCCATACTCTAGCTGGCCTTGGGTTCCCGTGCCCGCAGGCCGTCCACCACCAGTTGGCGGACCAGCACGGCGGGCTCGCACTGGTAGGCGACTGCCAGGCGGCGCAGCTCGGTCGCCAGCGGCTCCTTGAAGACGACCTGGACGCGGAGATCCATGGTGCCCTGGTCAGGGGCGGCGAGTGGGATGGGAGGCTTACTCATTGATTCTCCACAACTTAGTCTTTCTGAAAAAAATTTGATTTCCCCTCTTGACGGGGTGGCAGCGCTCGATCGGTCCGCTACTGGGCCTCTGGTCAGCGCCCGGTGCCTGGGCCAGTGCAGGTAGCCCTGAGAGCGCTGGCTGCAGCCAAGCAATAGGGCGGTCATGCCTCCTCCGTCTCTTGGGAGCGGCCATCAATCCGCTCCCTCAGCTTGTCGGCGTTCTGTTCTTCGAGGCGGCAGGCGTAGGGCGTGAGGATCTTCTCCTTGCCGCCGCGGGTGCCCACCGGCTTGCCGTCCTTGTGGGTCACCCGGACGCGGTAGAGGTCCGCGCCCGCCGGCCAGCCAAAGGATTCCAGTGGGCTGCCGAGCGCGATGAACGCCAGGACCTCGCCCGTGTAGAGCGGGTCGGTGGAGTATCGAGCACGGAACTTGACGATAGTGCCGACGGGGATGCGCTTCTCGGGCGCGGGCTTGGGGGTCGTGGTCATGGGGTCACTTCTCTATCCTTGGGTGCGGCTTGCGTGTGGGCTTCGAGAGCGGCGGATAGAGTGTTGGATACCGCATCATAGGCGCGCGCACGAAGATCCCAGTAACCGTCTGGGACCGCCGGACCGGTCGAGTAGTCGTGCGCCCGATCCCCGAGGTCCACCACCAAGGATTCGAGTTCGCTCACTCGCGCCTCGCTCGCGGCAAGGGCCGCCTTGGCCGCCTCAAGTTGGGCGCGGAGGGATTCGAGGATGGGCGCGCATTCTTCGTAGCGGAGCCAATCACCGTACTCATACTCCAAATACCCGACATCAGGCCCGAACGAGCATTCTGAAAGGTAAACGCGATACCTTTTCACCTCAGTCATGGGTGGGTTCCTCCTTAGTCCGGGTCTTTAACACTGGCAGGGCTTCGTCGTTGTTAGTGATAGGTGCAGGGAGGCCTTTGGTGCCGGAAAGGATGGCACCGCGGAGGTTCGCGCCGGTGAGGTCGGTGTTGATGAAGTTGGCGTCGGTGAGGTTGGCGCCGGAAAGGTCTGCGCCAACGAGAATGACGCGCCTGACAAAGGCGTCGGTGAGGTCAGCGCCGGCGAGGAGGGCGTCTCGGAAATTGGCGCCGAAGAGATTAGCGTCGGTGAGGTCGGCGCCGGTGAGATTAGCACCTTCCATGTTGGCACCAGAGAGGACGGCGTTGAAGAAGGATGCGTGGGTGAGGTCGGCGCCGGAAAGATCAGCGTCGCGGAGGTCGGCGCCAGTGAGATTGGTGTGGATGAGGGATGCGCCGCGCAAGTCGGCGCCGGTAAGGATGGCGCCGCGAAAGTTGGCGCGGGTGAGGTCGGCGCCGCGGAGGTCGGCGCCGGTGAGGTCCTGGCCTGATAGGTTCACTCCCCGTAGGTCCTGGCGTGAGAGGTTGAGTTGAGTACCTCCCAGCTCGCCCTTACGCCAGAGCTGATGGCGGTGGAGGTGGTGTTTGAGGTCAGTCATGGGATAGGTCCTCCTTAGCCCAGCCCTTCAGCACTGCCAGGGCTTTGTCGTTGTTGAGATAAAAAACGCGGTCCTCCTCTCTACCCGTGAGCCCCAGCAGGCAGCGGGCAGCGAGGTCGATACCGTAGCGCTCCTCCAGCTCGCGACCGTTGGGGGCGAGCGTGACGGCCCATCCGCCGATGCAGTGGATGGTGTCGCAGGCGTGCCAATCGGTCATGTCAAGCTTGGATGGATCAGAGAGGATCACCTCCGCCACACGCTTTCGTAGGCCTGGAACGGGAGCCGGGAGGCCCTTGGTGTCGGTAAGGTCGGCGCCGGTAATTCTAGCGTCTCGGATATCGGCGCCGGAGAGCTCAGCGTCGGTGAGGTTGGCACCGGAGAGGTCAGCGCCGCGGAAGTCAGCGCTTCCAAGATGGGCGTTGGTAAGATCAGCTCCGGAAAGATCTGCGTAAGTGAGAAACGCGCCAGCAAAGTTGGATTCGGTGAGGATGGCGTTGGTAAGTTTGGCGCCGGAGAGGTCAGCGTCGGCGAGGGATGCGCGGGCGAAGATGGCACCGCGGAGGTTAGCGCCGGTGAGGTTGGCGTCGGTGAGGAGGGCGCGGGCGAAAATGGCACCTCGGAGGTTCGCGCCGGAGAAGTCCATGCACCGCAGGCAGTGCCTGGCGAGGTTCAGACGGACACCTCCAGGCTCGCCCTGGGTCCAGAGGTCGTGGAGGTGGAGAGCTTGCTTGAGGTCAGTCATGTGTCAGCTTCTGCGCCTCGTGGCGCGGTAGTAAGAAAAAGGCATCAGTGTCCCCGCGAGTCCGCATCCGTCGCAGTCGGGATCGAAGCAGGGATCATGCGCCGAAGGCCGCCAGTAGGGACGCTGCGATTCAACCGCACGCTGCGACATCACGAACCCGCAGGCCTCGCACCGATGGGCCTGGATCGCAGGGCCGAGGGTCAGTGTGGTGGTCATGCCATGCCCCCGCTCACTCCATCTCCCACAGCGCCGCCCCCAGCAGCAAAAAGAACACGCCCAGGATGAAGTCCAGCGCGCCCTTGAGTGGCGCGTCCAGGAACAGCAGCCCCGAGACGAGGGAGGCCAGTCCGCCCATGATCAGCACGGCGCAGGCGGTGAGGCGCAGGTAGGGCAGCAGCAGCAGGCGCCGCTCGATACGAAAGCGCAGGTGAATGAGATCATAACGGTCCACCAGGCGCCCAGACGCTCGAAGCTGACCCATCCACAATGCGGCGATGATCGCGAAGACTCCAACGAGCGTGAGAATGAGTGTCCCGAGGATCGTCATGCGGCGCTCTCGTCGGCCTTCTTCTTCGCCGCGGCCTCAAGCGCCTCGACGCGCCTAAGCATCTCTGCCAGGACAACCGAGGGCTCGTTCCCTGTGCGCCTACTGCGCCACTTGTTTTGCTCGTCGGGCAGGCGGTCCAGCGCCCCAGCGGCCTTGAACGCGTCGTACAGACGGTCCTCCAGGATCGCGAACTCCTCATGAGCGCCCGTGTCCCAGGGCTGGGCGATGGGTGCCACGATGGCAGGTGGAGCTGGGCTCATCACCACGCCCGGGATCGTCTCGACCTCGACCTCGGTCTCGTCCATCATGCCGAGGCCCATATGCGCCAGCACCGCACGGCGGATGGCCTTGGTCGTAGCCTTGAGCATGGCGTTGGCTTTGGCTTCGCCCTTGAGCCCCTCGACGGGCACGGCTCCCATGTTCTCTGTGGATCGCCCATCAGGGCCGGAGACGCGGCAGAACACACAGTAGACGCCATCCACCAGCTCGCGGCCCGTCACCTCATGGGACAGCTTATGGATGCTCGTAAGCTGCTGGGCACAGCTCGCGTTTGCGTACAGGATCATCTTCCCGTTGAGGGTAAGGATGTCGAAGGGTTTTGCTGCTGGATCCAGTCCTGCCTGCTGGCAGCGGTAGGCGTAGTAGTCCACCTTCTGCGCGTCAGACAGCGCCTTCATATCGCCGGTCAGGACCAGCTTGGCGATTGTGGCCTGATCCAAAGTTCGAAGCTCGCTCATTTGACCTCCACGCGGGAAAAGATCCGTACGCCCGGAATGTTGGATTCGCCCTTGGTGGCGCGGACTTCGGCGGCAAGAGCCTTGTGGTCGACGGGCCGGAAGCGCAGGGGCACGGCGGACTCATCCGTGATCTCGTAGTCCCAGATCGTGTAGGTCTTCGAGGCGGAGCCTGTCACCTTCAGGGGGGCATCGGCGGCGATGGTGGCCACGGCCATCTGTCCTTCGCGGATGGCTTGCTGGGCCTCGCGCATCCGGGCTTCAGCCTCCGCTTCGGCGTCCGCGACGCGGTCTTCGGCCAGCGCCGCTTCGAAAGCATCGGCGGCAGCGGAGCGGAGCGCTTCAGCTTCTGCGCGGGCCTTGCGGGCCGCGTCCAGCTCAGCCTGTGCCTTGGCGCGGGCCTCCGCCTCGATACGCTCGCGCTCGGCCCGGGCCTTCGCCTCAGCCTCGGCGCGAAGCCTCGCCTGCTCAGTCTGATAGGCGGTCATAGGCCTGCGATAGGCGGCCAGCGCGGCCTCCAGCGCTTCCTCCACCGGCCGGAACTCGGCGTTGATTCGTTTGACGGTGTCGTTCAGCGGCTTGACCAGGGAGGTCCGCTTGGCTTCGGCGGCCTTCTGCGCCGACTTGATGGCGGCGATGGCGGCATCGGCGGCGGCGTAGTCCGACTCGTTGCGGATGACCACCGCCTTGGCCGTGGCGAGGACATGCATGGCCTCGGCGAGGGCCACAGATGCGACCTCGTGAGGCGTCGCGGAGGGTAGGATCTCGACTCCAGACATAATTCTCTCCTGCGCCTCAGGGGCGCGAAAATGGGGCACAGATGCCCTCGAAGATGGGGTGTAGGCGCTCGGCGGTCTCACTCATGCCCATGCGCTCGAGCTGCATGACCATCGCGGTCTCGTGATTCACGCGGCGAGCCGCTTGAGCCTGGGCCTGGGCCTGGACCAGCTGGTGAGCCGTGCAGCCCTTGCGGACGGCGCTGAGGATGCCGAGCGCCAAGCTCTCCGCCGCTCGCCACTGGGCCGCGCCCGGGGCCGTCGCCATGAGCTTGACGATCTCCGAGGCCATGGCTTCGGTGTCCTGGCGCATGGCCTCGGCGGTGTGTCGGGTGGGGTGGATCGGGATCGTGGACATGGCTTCTCCTAGGCCGCGATGCAGCTGAGGCGTCCCGCCCGTCAGGCGGAGGCGTGGGGGTTGGCGTTGGGGCGGGCTGCCCCATGAAATAAGGTTAGCGCTGCGCTACTACTCGTCAAGCCCCTTTTGCCAGATTTTTCTGGGCACGAAAAAGCCCCGCCGAAGCGGGGCTGGCTTGAAGGAGAGGCCGCTTAGCTGCCGATCCTCCATGCAAGGCACTCGTCCCCTTTGGCCCAGGCGATCCCATGTTGCAGGACCAGGGCGCCAAAGGCATTGCGCCCCCGCACGGTGAACCTAACCCGCCAGCAATTTACCGGCTGCCCATCCAACTTGATCGTGTCATGGACTGGCGTGAAAACATCAGCGACTTCAATGCTGTCGGGATCATTGGCGGTTTTTTTAATGGTGTCGCGCATGTAATATTTTAGAACCGTCGTATCCGGCTCTGCCCCATAGTCCTCGCGTTCGGCTTTGTCTCGGGCCCTCAGGATCTCAAGGTGAAGAGATGACCTTGCGGCCCCGGGCGGCAATCCCTCCGATTGGCGAAGCGCCTCGCTCCAAAAGTGGCTTGCCATCGCTTGTCTGGCCAACAGGGCATGTTGGGCTGGCGTCATGGCGTCGAATTTAGCTTTTTCTGCGGCTTCGATTTTTTCGGAAGCCGCCTTCGCGGACGCATCTGCTTGTTCCTGCATCTTTGCGGCTGCGGCTATAAGCACTCCCAGCGCGACAAAGCAGAGCGCCACGAACACACCCAATGCAGTCCAAACCTTCCAAGGTTTCATATCACCTCCACAGGCTTGATTCTGATGCACCTCAGTCGAATCCCCGCAATCCTACCAGCCAGCCCGCGGCTGGGGCAGCCGTGCATCGGGAGCTCCTCATAGTGCCTACTCAGCGCCGCGATGAACGCATCCTCACAGGCGTTCCGGTGGCGGCGGACAGCCGCTTCGGGGATCAGGGCACAGGCGGCCCAGCGGTCGGCGCGCGCCTCGTCGCGGCCATGGGTCCAGGCCGTCTTGGGACCCTCGTGCTGGTGCAGGTGCCCCAGCTCGTGCGCCAGTAGCCATGCAGTGCGCAACGGGCTCGTGCCCGTCGGCAGCAGGATCACGGGCGGCTCGTGGGCATCGCCCGCGACGAACAGCGCCTCCTGGCCGATGGCCGCCCAGCCCACCTTGGCGCCCAGGCCCTCAGCGGCTGCCACGAGGTCGTCCAGACTGGGGTAGCGGCGCCCGTACCATGGCGGCCTCAGGCCTGCCGGGCCCTGAACGCCTTCATTGTAGCCTTCCATGCCTCAAAGGCTGCCACCTTCTGTTCGTCCGTCAACGCCTCCAGGTCGGACCCCATCACCCGCAGCATGAAGCGGTCGAACTCTGAGGCGTCGGCAGCCGCCCCGGGTGGAGGCGCGCCAGGATCGTCCAAGAACTCCGTGATGGAACACCCGAAGAGCGCAGCAGCTTTTTGCAGTGTTTCGAGCGAGGGCTTGCGCTTGCGGTTGTAGAGCCACCCGCGAAGCGTGCCTGTGCTGGTGCCCAGCGCTTCCGCCACCCCGTCCTGGGTCATGCCTGTCCGCTCCTGGAGCTCACGCACGCGAGCTTGGAAGGCGTTCCTATGGGGCCAAAGGTCCATGCTCCCATTGTCTGCACTGATAGCATCCACGAAATAACAGCAGGGGGGTTGACCGGGTAGCGCAGCGCTATTACTTTGAGGGGCATGGAGAATCTTCGTGCCCGTCTCGGCAATGAGTCTGTCCGGTCTCTGGCCGCCAGGGTTCCCTGCGCCGAGGCTCATCTCCACTGCATCCTGTCGCGGCTGAAGCGTCCGCTGCCGGACCTGGCGAAGAGGATCGAGGCTGCCACCCATGGCGCCATCCGGGCCTGGGAGCTGTTGGGCCTGCCGGATGGGCCCCCGCCCGTGCTGCCGCCCCACCCGGATGCCGCATGAGCCATTCACTTATCGTCGCCCAGGGTCTCCAGCTCGGCGTCCACGAGCGTCCCAGGCTTCAGGCGTTTCACCCACCCGTGCAGGCGCATTGGCTCGTCAGGGTTGCCCGTGAGGATCGTCACCACGAACAGGCCGTAGTCGCCAGCGTCTTTTTCAAGGCGGTGGGGGCCAGGGTCGAGCGGCTGCTCAGGCCCTTTAGCTGACGCGCGTCCCTTCCGCCTCTTCTCCACCTCACCTCCTTCCTCCAACAGGAGCCCAGTATGCCCCCCATGCCGGCGCAATCCCACGGCCGATCACTTGCCCTCAAGCGCGTGATGCGGCTAGCCCTGGAGATCGCCTCCATCGACCAGAAGCCGGTGGCCATCGATCTCGGCATCGACGCCGGGACCCTCAGCCGCTACCTCAGCCCGGACCACCCTGACACCACCATCCCCGCCCACCGTCTCAAGGCCTGGCATGTGGCCACTGGCGACCTGGGCCTGCTACGGGCGGTGGTGGAGGAGCACGGGATGGACCTCGTGGCAGCGTCTCATCATGCCGCGCGGACCCATGCGGGGACGGCTGGCCTGCTGGCCCAGCTCTGCACCCGCGCGGGCGCACTGGAGGGTCACCTGGCCCAGGCGCTCGCGCACCAGGATAGCGACCATGACCTCGCTGTGCTCTACCCCGAGGCCACGCGGCTGCTGGCGGTCGTGCAGGCGCTGGCTGACCGGCTGGCACCTGCGGCCCCCCAGCCGCTCAGGAGGGGCGCATGAGGGCGCTCGGCTGCATCCTCTTCGGGGCGCTGCTCTTGGTGGGGGCGGGCGTCATCATCCACAGCATCTATCTTCTCATTCGCCTCGGCTGGGGGCTGCTGTGACGCCCCCCGCTTGGCTTCGCACGCTCCGCGTCGCCGTGATGGTCGGCGGCTTCGCGGTGCTCGCGCTGCTTGCCTCGGGCCTGGCCGGGCTCTGGGTCCATCTCGTGGTCCGCGCCTTCGTTGCTGGCTGGCGTCTGTTCTGATTCCGGAGGTCCTGTGCCCTACACTCAGCATCCCCTTTCCGCGGCCTTCCCCCCCATGCCCGAGGATCACTTCTCCGACCTGGTGGCGGACATTCGGGCGCATGGCCTGCGCCAGCCCGTGGTGGTCTTCGAGGGCAAGATCATCGATGGCTGGCACCGCTACCGCGCCTGCTTCGCGGCGGGCGTGGAGCCTCACTTCGAGGCGCTGGCGACCGCAGATCCTGTGGCCTTCGTCCTCAGCGCCAACATGCACCGCCGCCACCTGACGGGCTCCCAGCGAGCCGCTGCGGTGGTGGCGTGCTCAGAATGGGCAGAGGTCGGGCATAACCAGCACTCGGGAGGGTCGGAACCAGGTTCCGACCCTCAAACCCCGCGTCAATGCTCGGAATTGGCCACAGAGTCCAAGATGGCAGAGGCCGCCGGGGTCTCTGAGCGGACGATCCGCCATGCCAAGCGGGCCCATGAAGCTGGGCTTGGCGATGCCGTGCGGGATGGCAAGGTCACAGCAAAGCATGCCGCCGAGCTCGCCAAGCTGCCCGAGCCCGAGCGGGCCGCCGCGCTGGAGGCGCCTGCCACGAAGCCGGTCAAGGCCGCCGCAGGCATGGAACAGGAAAACGCCGAGCTTCGCGCCCGCGTCCAAGAACTCCAGGGCCAGGTGGATGAGCTGAGCGCTCTCCTGGAGGAAGCGCAGAGGGACCTGGAGGCGGCCCAGCGGACGCTCGATGCGGAAGACCTCCTCGACCAATTCCGAAAAGAGATCCACCGGGCGCATGAGACGGCTCGGATCGCCTCCAGCAGAAGCCGGGGGCTCATGAATGAGAATGCGGACCTCGCCAAGCGCCTCAAGAGCGCTCTGCGCAAGATCGAGCGCCTGGAGAAGGTGGCGGCATGAGCCTCTTCGGCGGCGAGTTTCCACCCCTCAGGCCCTTCCAGGCGGAGGCGCATGAGGCGATCCGCCAGGCGGCGCGCGAGCGGCACAAGCGCATCCTCGTCATGGCTCCGACGGGCGCTGGCAAGAGCATCCTCGCCCTGAATGTGATCCGTGAAGCGCTGGCGAAGGGCAAGCGGGCGATGTTTGTATGCGACCGGCTCACGCTGATCGGGCAGACCTCGAATGTGGCGCGTGAGCTTGGCCTCGGGCACCACGGGATCATTCAGGCTGGCAATCCGATGATGGACCTGAAGCGCCCGTTCCAAATCGCGAGCTGCCAGACCCTGATGCGGCGAGGCTGGCCGGAGACGGATGTGCTGGTGATCGACGAGTGCCATTCGCTCTACAAGACTTGGGTCGATTACGCCATGAGCCCGGACTGTAAGGCGGTGGTGGTGGGACTCTCCGCCACGCCCTTCTCCAAGGGACTCGGCAAGGTCTTCACGAAGCTCATCAACGCCGCCACCATGGCGGACCTCACGGAGCGCGGCACGCTGGTCCCCATGCGGATTTTCTCGTGCCGACGGCCTGACATGGCTGGCGCGGAGACGAGCGGCGGGGAATGGACCGATGCCGCCGCCGCGAAGGCGGAGATGGTGCTGGTGGGGGATGTGGTGGCGGAGTGGAGTCGCCTCGCCTCCGACCGCAAGACCATCATCTTCGGACCCACAATCCTCTACTGCGAGGCTCTGGCCAAGCGCTTCCGGGATGCGGGAATTGAGGCTGCAACCTTCACGGCTGACACGCCGGACGACGAGCGGGCTCGGACGCTCCAAGGCTTTACGCATGGAGGCATCCGCGTCTTGATCAGTGTGGAGGCCCTCGCGAAGGGTTTCGACCAGAAGGATGTGGGCTGCATCTGTGATTGTCGGCCGCTCCGGAAGAGCCTCAGCACGGCAATTCAGATGTGGGGCAGGGGGCTGCGATCCAGCCCGGAGACCGGGAAAAAGGACTGCCTGCTGTTGGACTTCAGCGGCAACATCATTCGCTTCGCGGAGGACTTTGAGCGCGTTTTTCATAATGGCCTGGACAAGCTAGACGATGGCGAGAGGCTGGACCGGACGATTCGCGAGGACGACGACAAGCCGCCGAAGGCCTGCCCCAAGTGCGGACATACGCCCTTTGCGAAGCATTGCACAGGGTGCGGCTTCGAGGCTGTTCCAGTGGCGCTCACCGAGGAGCGCCCTGGCGTGATGCAAGAGGTCCGGTTGGGTAAGCGCGTGCTGGCGCCCGACCATGCGGATCTCTGGGCTCAGGTGGCCACCTATGCCCGGCGTCATTCGGCCCCCGAGAAACAGCAGGGCAGGGCCGCACATCTCTACCGGGACATCGTGGGCCAGTGGCCGCCGAGAGACTGGAGGGTGGATTCCACGCCCTGGGTTGAGCCCACGCCCGCGACGGCCGGGAAAATCAGGTCCATGGCCATCGCGTTCGCGCGAAGGAGGGCGGCATGAGCGATCGCTTCATGAAGACGCGCGACGCCGCCAGAGGCCGGTGGAAGCAGGTGCTCATCCATTTTGGCGTGGATGAGGCCTTCCTCACGGGCAAAGCCTGCGCATGTCCGCTTTGCGGCGGGAAGGATCGCTTCCGCTTCGACGATCTCGACGGCGACGGAACCTATTTTTGCAATGGCTGCGACCCCGGCAGTGGGCTCGGCCTGCTGATGAAGCTCAAGCACTGGGAGTTCGAGCGGGCCTGCAAGGAGGTGGACGCCATCCTCGGCAACCTTCCCGCGCCACCGGACGCCAAGCGCAGGGAGGTAGACACGCGCGCGGTGATGCGCTCGTGGTGGGCAGCGTCCCGAGCCGTGCAGGCTGGAGACCCGGTCTGGCGCTACCTGGAGCGGCGCTGTGGTCCGGGGCCCTTCCCCGTGCAGGACCTGCGGTTTCATCCTGGCCTCAAACATCCATCCGGCGGAGTTCATCCGGCGATGCTCGCGGGCATGGGATGGGATGGCAAGCGTTTCGGCGGCGTCCATCGCACCTATCTCACGATGGACGGCCGCAAGGCAGCGCTCGATCCCGTGCGCATGTCTTTTGGCGAGATCGGGCCCGTGCGCCTCGGAACACCAGGCACTACGCTCGGCATCGCGGAAGGCATCGAGACGGCCCTGTGTGCCTCCAGGCGATTCAGAGTGCCGGTCTGGTCCGCCATCTGCGCCGATGGCTTGAGCAAGTGGACGCCTCCCCCGGGTGTGGCCCAAGTGATGATCTTCGGGGACAACGATGCGAGCTTCGCCGGGCAGGCGGCGGCCTACGCGCTGGCAAGGCGGCTGGTCCGCGATGGCATGGGCGCGACCGTCCTCATCCCAGAGGCCCAAGGGACCGACTGGGCCGATGTTCAGATCAGAGAGGTGGCATAATGGCTGGCTACACCAAGCTTTTTTCGTCGCTCGTGACTTCGTCCATCTGGTGCGTGGACAGCGCGACGCTGAGGGTCTGGATCGCGATGCTTGCGGTCAAGGACGGTGATGGATATGTCGAGGGCTCCATCCCGGGCTTCGCCAACCTGGCCCGCGTGAGCCTGGAGGAAATGCGCCGGGCCGTCGAAATCCTTTCGTCTCCCGATCCCGACAGCCGCACATCAGTGCTGGAGGGACGCCGCATCATTCAGGTTCCAGGTGGATGGCAGGTGGTGAATCACGACCTCTACCGAAACAAGGGACAGAGCCAGGACGGCAGCCGCGCTCCCTACATGCGCAAATACCGCGCGCAGAAAAAGGCGGCCGCCGATGTCTAAATTGTTACGCGTAACAAAAAATTGTTACACCTCGCGCGAGCATGTTACGCGTAACAGTGGATTGTTACACGTAGCGACTCCTGTATCTGTATCTGTATCTGTATTTGTTCTCTTACCTGTACCAGGAAGGAATGTAAGAGACGAGACCTACGCACACGCGCGAGGGCGCTGCGCCGAAATCGCACAGGATGCGCCAGGACGCGCGAAGGGCCTCCGCCGCTACCACCCTAGCGGGCACATCCAAACCGAAGCTCCCAGGCCTGCTCCTGCGCAAGGAATGCATGCCGTCAGAGGTGCTGCATGAGGGCCTGGAACAGCACGCTCCACACCACCCGGCAGAAGCCCACTCGTGGGACAGGCGATCGGCGTGGGCCCTTCCGCTCCGATCGCCTCCGGAGGCTGGCAGCGGAGGCCCCGCACTGCATGGCCTGCGGGCTGCTCAACGATGGGACAGTGGTGGGGGCGCATTCGAATTCGCTCAGGGACGGTAAGGGGATGGGCCAGAAGTCCCACGATGTGCTGGCCTACCTATGCCGCGCGTGTCACGACCTCGTGGACGGGCGCATTGGCGGGATGGATCGCGCCGCGCGGCGGATGCTGTGGCTGGAGGCCGCCCACGAAACGATCCTCTGGCTGTTGCAGAGCGGCCACCTGGAGGTGCTCCCGTGAAACAGGTCTTCATCCTGGCAGAGGCCCCGCACCCAGCCCGCCAGAACTGCCTGCGGGCCATCGCGGCAGCGCCCGATGGCTACGCCGTCACCATCCAGGAGCCCACCCGGAACCTTGACCAGAACGCCGCCATGTGGGCCATCCTCCACGCCTGGGCGCATCAGAAGGAGTGGCCGGTCAACGGCAAGCTCATCCGGCTCAGCGCGGAGGAGTGGAAGGACATCCTCACAGCCGCATTCGACCGCGAAGAGGTTCGGGTGGCCCAAGGCCTCGATGGCGGGATGGTGCTCCTCGGGCATCGGACCAGCAAGTGGGGCGTCAGGCGATTCAGCGCTTGGCTGGAGTTCCTAAATGCTGCCAGCGCGCAGCACGGAGTGGACATCACGGATCCCTACGAGGTGGCGTCATGAGATGTGAGGAGAAGCACGCCTATCCATCCGAGCGCAAGGCGCTGGACTACGCCAAGCGGCGGATGCGCGACAACCGGACGCTCGAGCTGCGGGCTTATCGCTGCCAGCACTGCGGGCGATGGCACCTCACCCATGTGCCGGATCGCTTTCAAAAGGAGGCCTCATGAGCGACAATAAACAAGTGTCGAATACTGGACACCGCAGGCCGCCCAATGCTGGCAAAGGCCGTCCCAAGGGCAGCCCCAACAAGGTCACCGCCAGCGTGAAGGCGATGCTGGAGGGCGCGCTCAAGGAAGTCGGCGGTCAGCAATTCCTCGTCGAGCAGGCGCGCGAGAACCCTGTGGCGTTCCTGGGGCTCATCAAGCATCTCATCCCGTCCGAGCTGAAGGCCGAGCTGACAGGTAAGGATGGCTCGCCTCTCGTGTTCAGCGAGGATCAACTCCTACGCATGGCGGACGAGATCCGGAGAAGGAAGGGATGACGCTACCGCTGCTTGCCTACGCCATCGGGCAGTGGGAGGGCTACCGGCCCGCCGCGCACCACCGTGCCATCGCGGACCGCCTGGAGGCGGTAGCGGATGGACGCATCAAGCGGCTGATGATCTTCATGCCTCCGCGGCACGGGAAGTCCATGCTGGCGTCAGAGTACTTCGCATCGTGGTGGCTCGGGCGGAACCCTGAGAAGTACCTGATCTTTGCCACCTACGCGCAGGAGCTGGCGGACGATTTTGGCCGGAAGGTGCGGAACATCTGCATGTCACGGGAGCATGTCGCCCTGTTTCCGGGTTTCACATTGCGGGCCGATAGCACGGCGGCATCGCGCTTCCACACGCCGCAGGACGGGGCGTACTTCGCCGTTGGCGCTGGTGCAGCCATCACTGGACGCGGCGCGCACCTGCTGATCATCGATGATCCCATCAAGGGTCGGGAGGAGGCCGAGAGCGCGGCCTCGCGCCGTCGCTTGAAGGAGTGGTACACCAGCGTTGCCCGCACGCGCATGATGCCCGGCGGAGCGATCGTGGTGATCCAAACCCGCTGGCACGAGGATGATCTGGCCGGATGGCTGCTCCGTGAACACACCCATGAGGGCTGGGAGGTCCTGAGCCTCCCTGCGATCAATGAGCAGGGTGAGGCCCTGTGGCCAGAGGCTTACCCGGTCCACGAGCTGGAGGTCGTCAAGGCATCCATCGGCTCCCGCGAATGGGCCGCGCTCTACCAGCAGCAGCCGGCCCCCATGGAAGGGGCGCTGGTCCAATTGGACTGGTTCAAGCGTTACATGACGGCGCCCGCCGCCAAGCGCATCATCCAGAGCTGGGATACCGCCATGAAGGCTGGCGAGCTGAACGACCCGAGCAGCGGGCAGACCTGGGCTCAGACAGAGACCGGCTATGCACTGCTGGACAATGTCACGCGCCGCATGGAATACCCGGACCTCAAGCGCGCCATTATTGCCGCCGCTGAGCGATGGGCACCTGCGGCGGTGCTCATCGAGGACAAGGCGTCGGGGCAGAGTGTGATTCAGGACCTGCGGGCCACCACAAGCCTGCCGATCATCCCTGTCGAGCCAGAGGGCGACAAGGTGGTGCGCCTCATGGCCGTGTCTGCATTGATCGAGTCCGGGCGCGTGATGCTGCCGCAGTCCGCGGCATGGCTCACGGATTTCGAGTCCGAGGTGGCGTCCTTCCCCTACGGCAAGCATGACGACCAGGTGGACGCCATGACGCAGGCGCTGCGGTACTTTACGACCGGTTCGGGCTGGCTGTCGTGGATCGAGTCCGAGGTGGCGGAAATGAAGAATCAGGGGGTCGCATGAGGAATGCCTGGATCAAGCCCGCGGAGGCTGCGGCGATGCTTGGCATCAGCCGCGAGACCTTCCTGCGCAAATACTGTCGCGCTCGAGTGGACGGCCTGGCGGTGATGATCGATCACGGGCAGGCGGGCCAGCCAGTCTACTATGTGCTGCGCGTGGATGTGGAGAAGCTCATCCAGCGCCGCTGCAACATGGCTCAAAGCGCATAAAGCACACGAAGCACACAGCGCCCCCGTGCGTCAATGCGGATTCATCCCCACGCTGAGATGTGCCACTGCTCACGCCTCATTTCTCGCTTGAGGAGCTGACCTTCAGCTCCACGGCGCAGCGTTATGCGCTGGACAATACGCCGGGC